CGAAGCTTCGATGGAGAGAAGTTCTCAAAGTGTTTTCCCTTTGATGCACTGCCGCCGCACCTAAGTACTAGCTGCTTGTATCTGGATGCAACTCCCTTCCACACACAAGCCAGCGCATCGTCGCCACAGGTCTTGTACCTGTTTAGATGAAACGCTAGTTTGAGTGAGACCCGACGATGTCGGGCCTCCTGAGTGATACTCTCGTTCCACCACCAAAGGTGGAGGATCGAAAGTAGAGCCCAGGTGGTCGGGAGCCCCATCAAGATACCACGGCTAGTACGAACGGTTCGACCGTCAGGGTATTTGATTTCTTGAGGTCCGATAAGGATCCTCAGGGAATCAAGCTCCATTTGTGTAAATCGCCCCGACTCTTCGAAGCCATCAACCATGGAGGAGAGAAGGTCATGAGGTATCAGGTCGGTCGCTCGGGTGAGGTCTGTTGACACGACACAGTCGGCAACAGCCCCCACGAACGACGACAGGATATCCTCATCGCTTATCCCAACCAAGGTTGAGGCGGACGAAGGGTCTCGGCGGAGCCCTTTCAGCAGACGTTTGCGCACGACGTGACCCAGGAAGTGTAGACCTGCTGGTGACTTTGTCAACACGCGAACCTTTAACCCACGTTCCGCAAGGCCAATGACCTCAGACGCTGGAAAACCAGCGCGCTGAAGGTCGCGGCCATGCAGGACCAAGTTAAGGTCGCGTGCGATAGAGCCAACATCCTGAGGAGGGAGGACCTTATAGAGGTCCGCCGTCAGCGGCTCGACTTCATCATGCATCCCCAGGCTGGCTGCAAACCCGCGGAGACCCCCTTGTTTCACCGTGCTCTCAGAGCACGAGGAACGCGTGGGGACTCCCGAATTTGCCAACCGGTCTGAGGGATCCAGATGGCGTCGAGACCAACGACAGGCGAATCTCTTAAGAGACTCCCTTTCACGGATGCCAGTGTGGAATACGCTCGTCAGGTCTTCAAGATGTTGCAAGATATTGGCCTCTTTGGTCGCATCGTTACCCAAAGGTAAGGCGCGGCCCACAAAGGAAGCTTGAGCGAGCACGTCACTTCCGCCATGGAGGATCCATTTGGCTCTACAGCCACCTGAAACCTCCTTGACGTATTTGAGTGCTTCCTCAATCCCTGTGTGTGAGACCAACTTCTCATACTTCTTGGAGACCCGATCAGAGAATCTACCGGATCCCGGCTTATGTCCTAGAACTGAGGACAAGGCTCCGAGTGCTTCTCTCCCGAATGCGGCCCGATCAACCTTTGTCCTGCGTGTCCTCCTAGCCCGCGCTTTCACGCGCCTAGGAGGAGGCACAGACTGGTTAATCAGGTCACTGACCTCAATTCGAGCGTCGGTGTTTACCGCAGAGAGGGGAGGAAACTCCTCGTCTTGCAACAGTTCGTGGACATGGGTGGGCAAGCCCGTGGTACATTGAGTATGACTGGTTACAAACCCATCATCGTTCTGAGCCGAGAGCGCAGGCTGCGGCACACTTTTAGTGGCGCGGCACGTTCTCGAGACTCGAACAGATGCGGTTTATAGCAGACACAGCTCTCTGTGCCCAACCCCAACCTTGCAAGGGTCGGGGTTGCTTCGGTGGGACACACCTTGCGGTGTGCAAATCATGGTGGCTAGTCCACGATGAACCTCTCCTTTACG